CAGCTATTGATACTGTAGGTAATTCAGCAGTAGAAAGCTTTGAAAGCTCACTTGAACAAGCATGATATATAACTGCATTTCTTAAATCACTAGTATCACCTATGTTAGTATAATCTACATATGTCACATAAATTTTATATGTACTATCTGGGTCTGGTTTTACAATAATTCTATTTGCATCAGCTGCAAAATATTTTGGAAATGTATTAGTAGCTAAACGAAGACTATTGCTACTTCCAATAAATCCTCTATCTTCAATTCCAACTTCTTGAGCTACATAAGAATCCCTTCTTACTGATATAATACTATCTGTACCTGTTGGTATCGTAACCTGTTGAGGGTCAGCATCTCCACCATGAGTTGCAGGAACTGTTTCAGAAGCAGCCCATCTTAGTAAACTTTTAGGGATACTTGCTACTACAAACTTCTGAGCAGATACGATGAAATCATCAGATGCTCCATGAGCAGTTACTCCTGTGATTGATACTATTTCAGTAGATATATTTGTTGTCGCCATATAATTTCTTTATTTTAGTAGTATAGGGAGGTATCGAGCCTCCCCATACTTATCTTTATATCGTGCTATTACCTCACGAATTTTAGATTTTATTGTAATCCGACCTCTAATTCGATATGTACAACATCAGCACCCGCGCCAGCATCTTTCATTGCCACGAAGAACGGGGTTACGATATCGCCATCATCAAATGTAAAAGTATGTGTATTCACAGTAGGAGCTACTCCATCTAATTTAAATGTAGCAACACCAGCCGCTGAAACATATACTTCAATCGTATGAACTTCACCATCAGCCCAATTATCAGTACTGTCTGTTGGAGTAGCAGTGGAGTTGTTTAAAGCAGTTTCTACTTTAACATCACCATTATCTACATCCAAACAGGCATAATCTGTATAAGTAGCTTTTGGGTCAGCCACATGAGTCTGTGACTTTAGTCTGAAACCAGCCATACAATAATCGAGACTTCCAACAGTACCAATCTTTAACTTATGTTTCATATAGAAAGCAGGAGTAGAACCGATGGTGAATGAATCAACACCGTCTATACCTTTAAAGCTTCTATGACACATAACAAATTGATAACCGAGATTATCCGTATCAGCTTGTTCCCAAGTCATTCCAAGTGAAGTCCCAGTGGGAGCGTCTACAGTACAAGCACCCATGTAAGCTGCGTTTAGATTAAGTCCATCAGGGAACTGGAGTGATACCTGTTCCTCTGTTGAACCATCACTAAGCTTTGCAGATCCACCTAGTCTTGTAGCATCTTCAACCATTGGGGCATGTTCGAATTTATAGATTCTTACGTCATCTATAAGGTCATTTATTTCAGTACCTTGCTTATTTTGTCCATAAAGTGCTATAGCCATAATCTATGCCCCCCTATTTCCAGATGGCATGGGCTTCAGGCATTTGCCATTCCATACCAGCTTCGGTTTGAATTAAGTCAACCCTACGGTCAACGCCACTATTTTCTAGAGTTTGAACACCAACATAAATCGCAGTATCACGATTAAGTCCGTTTCCAACTAAAGGTCTGTATTTGCAATTACTCATATTGCACCCAAGCATTTTAACCTGAGTACCGTCTAAGTGAACATTACGAGCAGTATTCATAATTCCGTAAGGAGTATAAATTTGTGTAATGTCTACACCAAATACATTCTTTTTACCGCCAATACTAAAGTCAGCTCTACCAGCTCCGTTGCTTACTCCAGCGACTTTTTGTACATTAGCAGAAAAATATCCACTTAGCTTATGAAGCCAATTGAATACATCAGTTGAAACCATAAACAATGTCGCATTTGCGTTATTATGTCTAGGGTCTAGGAATTGAGACATGTCATCGAGGAAATCATCTTGTGCTTTCGTGCCAGTTCCACCCATACCAGAGCCACTAAAGATATTACCATAATTGATAATAAAATCAACAGCATCTTGAGTGTATTGTACACTATCAACAGAAGCTTGAGAACCAAACAACAACGATGTTTCAATATCCCATTTGTGTTCGATCAGCTTTTCCCGCCAAATTCGAGCAAACTCATTTGGTTCATATTTTAGTACAGTAGCACGAGTAGTGTTATCCATAGCTAAAGCAGTTTTCCAAATTTGAGTTAATCCAAATCCAGTTGAGAAAGGTTGATCTTTCCATGTTTCAGGATAGCCTGAACCTTGACTGTGAGCAGTTCCCACAACGTATGTACGCATCTTTTCAAGAACATTAGCAATATTCGCATGATATGTCGTTCCTACTGGTACATTATTACAATAGGACGTTAATTCTGAGGTCGCCGCAGCGGAAGTAGCTTTTACAATAGTACCAGTAACTGGTATATAGTAAACGCTTCTTGCACTATCAGCAACTCCGTCGCTAGTGTCAAATGTAGCATAAGAACTATTTGCTTTAGAATGCACTGTATCAACACGGACAAGAATATAATCATCAACGTCTACTGAAGTAACTTCAGCTGCAGACGATGTTGAATTATTAAGTGGAACTTTTAGAACTTGGTCTTGCATTAAAAAACCAGGTTCAGTACCAGATATTCCAACTTGTGTGTCATTAGATGAATTGCCAATCGAACTTCCAATGTTACCACTTGATTTATAATCAGTAGCTAGTAAGAGTTTTATTTCTTGACCAGCTGTGGTAGTAAGAGCTGCTGCACTTGTATCTAAAAGTTTAGCATCGCTTGTTACATTAGCAGAACCATTGTGAAATCCAACTACATATGCATATCGCTTATGATAAGATGGTCTACGTTCTGTGAATTTAAACTCGGGGTCATCGGTCGGCTTTTTTGCAACTTTAGATACAAAACGGAAGAAAGGGTCTTGAGCTATTGATAGCTCAGAGACTCTATCGCCGAAATTGTATTTTCGTCTAAGGTCGCCTGTGTCTTTTGAAGTACCATCAGACCATGTTGCCACGTCTGAATATGTACTTGCACCAAATACATCAGCCATATTATCACCTTTTATTTAATCGTTATGGCTTCGAGTATTTTCTATTTAAAGATTATGTAATACTAAAAGCCTTTTCTAGTTCACTTTCAGAACCTAAAAGGGCATCAAATATTTTATCATCTGGAGACATTTCAACTTGAGTTCCACCAGTGGTAGCTAAAGAACCGGGTATTTCTTGAACCGCTCGCATCTTTTGACGCATCTCATCCCTTGTTTTATTAGCTATGTTATTATCACGATTCTTACGATTCATTAAATAATAAATATCTTCTAATTCAAGAGATTTAGACTTTGCGAAATCAACAAATGTTCCCCACTCTTCGTCACCCAATTCATGTTGTTGACGGAAAGAAGCTTCTTTTGCTAACCTATGATTTTCAGACTTTTGTCCTTGTAATGCTTTTCCAAGCCTACGCTGAACAATGCCATCTATGGTGGCGCCGAGAACTTTTGCTGAATCCGATTCTGGAGTTGCAAAAGCTTCATCGGCATCAAATGAAAAATCTTCGGGAAGATTTAATTTTTGTGCCATATTTTCAGGTGTCTGACCACCACCCTCAAAATAATTTCTCACATGAGTAATTAAATTAGGGTCGTCTCGCATAGCATCAAGGATTGGCATATAAGGCTCTATCTCTTGGAGTTTTCCATTGAGTCTTTTTGCTTCTCTGCTTGAATCGCTATACCTTTTTTGCATTGTATCCACATCCACTACTTGTGGGTTTGCTTCAAAATGCGGTTGAACTTCACTTGGGCTCGTAAGTGTATTATCACTATTTGTGTCCGAGGTTAGCTGCGAAGTTTCGTCTAATATCCCACCATTAACACTTTCATCGAGAGCTGCGAAGAAATCATCTCCTACACCTCCCATTACTGCATCAACTGCTTGGGAACTTGGATTTGTAGTCTCTAATTCGGGGGCCATATCGGCGTTGCCTTGTTGTTGAGCCATACGTTATTCTCCATTTTGTTAGTTTAACTTAAAAAAATTAGTAGCAAAGTTACAACTATTCTTTTTCATTCTATTCTTTATCTTGCTTTAAGTCGTTTCTCATCTCATCTCGTAGTCTTCCAAACTCAACTTTCAACATTCCTTTTAATAATTTTTGCTGTGCTTGAGTATCTATAACGTCTTTTCTTATTTCATTGGAAGCCTGTCCAACCTTCATCTTTATACCTGATTGTACCAATTGACGTTCTAATGTTTCAATAGTTCCATCTTTGTCTTTCATAGCTTCTTCCATTGAAGATAATTGAGATTGAAGTTGAGCATACAATGATTTTCTTTCAACAATTCTTTCTTTATTTCTAATATCAGTTTCTCCTATCATTGCAATATCATCAATCAATCCAGCTTGAAACCATCTAAAATATTCTTCAAGTAATGCCCATCTATTTACAGGCATTGTAGCTCCTGCTACAACTCTTACATCGAATCTTGCAGTAGCATAATCTTTATATCTTGCTATTGCTTCTCCATAGTCATTGTAAACTGGTATATTAATAGAGACTTCTTTTTCTTGATCTGGTATTTGACCGGCTTCAGGTTGTACAATCCTAAATACCTTTTCAATTGTATAATGTTTTTGAGCCATTTGTTGAAAGATTCTACCTAAATGTTCTAAAGCAGGTTCTACTATACTACCCATCCACGCTTTAAGTCTTCGAGTACCAAATTCATCATTCGCCAATAATCCACGATAAGTCTCAGGTTGTTGTTGTGTAAATCCCATCATCGAAGAAGGAACTCCACTAATATATTCTGCATCAGACTTTCCTTCCTGTACAACTGTATAGAAAGCATTGTTGATTGGAGCAGGAAGTACAGGTGTCGGAGCTGCAAATCCTTGACGATACTTTAATAATGCTCCCGGTGAAGATGAGTATTGTTCCCATTCTTCTTCTGGCACAGAACCTTCTTCATACATCCATCTAAGATTAGAAGCTAAGTTTGCATTATGTAACATAATTTGATGAGATTTATTTATTTCTTGTTGCTTACCAATAAGAGGTACAACTGCACTCATCGGAAATGGAGTACCGCTATACATATATGGAATTGGCACAATAGGATATTCAGTAACTGGTAATGTGTATTCATATAAGAAGGCTTCGTCTCCAACAGTACAAGTTAATATAATTCTATTTTCGTGGAATTTTATTGCATCAACTATATTTTTACTAGCATCGCTACCTTGTAATATATTATAATCAGATTCACTCATTACCTGTTGATTAATAGTACTTGCAGCATCTTGAGCTTCAGCTGTTAGTTGCATCCTCTGTTCTTCAATAGCTTGGATAGCCATTTTCTGAGCTTTCTCTAATTCTAATTTTGCTCTCTCAGGTATCATCTCACCTGATTCAACAGATTGATTTAATTGAAGTTCTTTTTCTATAATACCTACTTCTACTTCTTTTTGAAACTCTTCAATTTTCTCGCTCACTTGTTTTTTGATTAAATCTAATTCAGCGGGGCTTGGTTTGACTCTTATATAGACATTACGATATGCAAACTTCTTCTTAGAATATGTTTCATAGTATGCAATAATATCATCATCTTCAGCCTCAAGATTCACACCCATTGTAATATCTTCTGGTTGAATCGTAAATGATTCTTCCGTATCTCTTAAAGAATAAGATACTGTTTCATTACTTCTCGAAACTTTTTTTATCTTCATTTCATGGTCTGGTAACATATTTATTAAACTTGACCTTGAAATATTCTTCCTAATCGTTATGAAAGTTGCATCTCTAAATAAGAAATCTCTACTTGCTGGGTCTACATATATATCGTATGGTTCAATTCTTTTAAATTTAACTTCACCTAATCCTCTATCATCGTCTCTATCTATATCTACAAGAAAATATCCAACTCCTTTTGTAAGACTATCGAGAACTACTTGACTATATAGAGATTTACCATTTGATAAATACCAACAATACTCTGCTATATCTGAATGGACTTGAGCGGCCTCTACGTCATCACCAGTTGCTCCTACAGCTTTCCATCTTGGATTATTAGCTGTAACGAAATACTTCATAATTTCTATAATAGGAGTTACTCTATTAATAGTAAATGTAGGCATTCCAGCTTCTTCTAATGCATCTACTTCTCTCTTTGAAAGTTGCTCATTTAAATAAAAGTCAAAACCTTTCTGGCTAAGAGTCTGCCATCTTTGTCTATGACTATTGTTTGCTCTTTCCCAAAGCTGTTTATTAGTTTGAGCTCTTTTTTTATTTGTCATTCTTGCCATAATTACCTCTGTGTATCCCTTGCATATCTTTTTATCCAATCAGTAACATCTTGCCCTTTACCTAAAATAGGTTCAAGAAAATTTTGGTTATAATCATAATGTTGTCTTGGGTCTCTAGGAAATCGAACATCTTCATATACTTTTATTCTTTTTACTTCTGAAATTGGGAGACCTCTTTCAAATATTGTATGAAGATTTCTTCCCATCCTATTGACTCCCTTTCCAAATGCATCTGTATAAAGAGGTTGTTGAACTCCAAAATCTGGATAATCACTTGGGTCAAATCTTCTCATTCCTTGAGCATGCTTTCTTATAGCATCGACTGTTGTTTCAACTTCCCATAGAGTTCTATCTCCTCCAAAATGACCACTACTTAATCTCTGTATTCCAATATCTCTTGGATAACTTGCAGGCTCAGCTTTTGCAAGAGCTGACCACCATGGTCTATTCATTCCTTTTTGAAAACCTCTGTAATCACCTCCTCCTTGCAAAATAGCTCCTAATTCTTTTTTCCAACCAACAATATCTTCTGGTCTTAATCCTTTACCCATTCCTCTAAAAACAGGAATCATCGTTCCCAGCATAGGAGTAGACGCTAATAAAGATATAGCGGCATCTCCCTTTTTACCTTTTGATGCATATAAAAATGCATTAAGTAAATCTGCAGGTTCTCCAGCGAATGGAATTGAACCAATTAAATCTAAAGCTTCATGTACTCCGAGTTTCGGTTTTGGTTGCTGTCTTGCCAGTTTTCTTTGTTCTTCTGGGGTTTTACCACCACTTAAAATACCAAATAAATTTCTTTTCTTTTTTTTATCTTCAGCCAATTACTATCTCAACCATCTATTTATCTTAAATACTTTTTAACTAATTCTATAAAATGTTCTGGATTGCCAGCTCCGCCTTCACTATTATAATACTTTTTCCAATATCGAGCTTTACCTTCTAGGGTATTAGGCATTGGCTTTGGAACTCTCCAATACTTTAATCGGCAATGAACTATACCAGCTGCGATATTCTTTTCTAATATTTCTGCCCATACTATTTCATCAAAGTTTTGCCAATGTTTAACATCTACAAAGCTTGCAGTTGCACATTTTTGCATTAATTCTGGTCTATGCTTAAGATAGTGAGCTAGGTTATCTACACAAGTTGCGGGCTCTACTTGCCAGAAACTTCTAGCGGGCCCGTCTCCAATTTGTCTGATATACTCATATCGTGATTCAACGATTCCAGTCGAAACTACTAAATCAATTGCACTTGGACTTGCAAACTTTTCTCCCATCTTCATACAAGTATCAGATACCAATGAATGGATTTGCTTCATACTAATCATATTAAGCTACTATCCAACTCTTTGCTTTTTTCTTCGGCTTGAACCATGTCTTTTTTACCTTATCTTTCTTCATATTTGGCGGAAACGAATGTACTTGAGAATAATAAAGGCTCTCTATAGTATCATCGTGTGACATTTTAGGGCCAAAAGTAATAATTTCGTTATTCAAATCAAACATATTTTTCCTTAAATGTACCGTTCCTGTACTAAAACGAGCCGAAAGACCACTATAAATGCGATTACGCTTGTTAGTTCCGCCAGGTTTCTCTGGAATCACAGCTATATCGAACCTATTTATGCGTCTTCTCTCGTCATTCAATGCTTGAAATATAGACCTATTCATAGCTACGTCTTCAACTGTAGAAGACATACAATTATATTTTTGATGTAGTTCCAATATATAATCAACTACACCTTTCTTTCCAAATAGTTCTCCTGTATCTGGAGATTTACTACCAATTGTAGGAATGCTTCTATGCCTTTCATATTCTAAAACATATAATTCATTATTTACATCAATAGCTATTACCATTATAACTGAGAAGTCAGCATGCTTTGTATCAATATCTGTAGCAGGGTCACATCCTATAAATACATTTACAGGAACTTGCTCCCCATCTTTTACAAGATAATTTATATCATTTTCATTCTTATAATATCCATCCCAATATTTTACATGATGTCTTGTCCACACTGCATCTTCATCGCTCATTACTTCCATCATGTATTCTTGGAAATACTTTTGTGGTTGACCTGAGTCTTGATAAAACTTCTTTTTCTCTTTCAGTTTCTTTTTACTAAAGAAAGAAGACCACAATGAAGACCCATCATCAGTAATAGCCTTATATGTAATTACATGCCAAGCAAATTCTTTCTTATCCTTCATAGCTTTACTATGATTTGTAAGAAGATTATTTATAAAAGAATCATAATGGACAGGAGTTCCATTTACACGCAACCGACCAGTGTGAGGTTCCAATGCGGGGTAAACTACAGCAGTGACCAAATTTGCATTTTTGTCTCTAGCCTCTCTAGTAATTGTATTTGCTTCATGTTCAAAGTCATCTAATACTATTAAATCATATCTTTTATGTAGTTTTGCTCCACCACGAATACCAGATACATTAGATTTACTAATTAGTTTACATCCATTTGTAAGTTCTATATCTTCCTCTGTCCACTTATTACCTCTCAAACTACCAAAATAATACTTTATCTTATCATTGTATTCTAAGTGATGCTTAATATAATCCATATTACCTACACTAAGTTTTTGTGTAGCTGATACCCATGCATAGAATAAAAAATCATCTTTAGGGCAGAAAATAAAATCTTTTAACATAGATGCTTTAGTAAGAACAGTCTTTCCATGACCTCTGGGAATAATAATTGCTACCTGCTTTACTTGCTTATCATCTATAACATCAGCTACTTCATAATGAAAGAAAGGAGTTTCGCTACGCATGAAGTCATCTGATAGAAACAATTTACCAAACGATATTAAGTCTTTACTTGCAAGTCTTAAGGCTTCTTCAGCTTCACTTACGTTCTGACTATTTATATTCATTTAATTTTCCGAATACTCAGCTTCTTTTTCTTTTTCTTTTGTGGCGGCATCTAAAAACTTTTCAAATTTCTTATTATCTTTATTCATTTCAACATACAATTGCAAAACTTTCTCTAAATTTAACAATCTTTGTGATAACATTGAAACAACTATTCTTGTGTTCTGAACTTCTCTTTTTAAATCATGTTTGGAATAAACTTTTTTATTCTTCAATTAATTCTCCCAACATTTTATACTATCTTTTGTAAACTCCATAGTAATCCATCCAGTTCTCACAATTGGGTACATAGAATATCTTGCATACTCAGCGTATCTTAAAAATGAACCTCCTCTTACATACCAACGGCGTTTAAGAGCTTCTTCATCGCCATCAACCATAATCGAATCAACTGGTTTAGCATAGAGTTGGTGATTATGACCGAGTACAAATACATCACCTTCTGTATAAACAACTGCAAGTTTGTCCAACTCAAGGTCACCATTTTTTCCACCACTTTTTCCATGTCCACTAACAAGATACCAATCCTTATCTTTAACAGTTATTCGTGAATAGCCTGGGTATTTAAAGTAAGGAACATTCATCTCAGCGGCTAAAGTCCTGCAAACATCAAAATCCAGTATATTAAAGCTACGAAGAAAATCATGATTCCCACCACGGATAAATAAGCACTTATCTTTTATAGGAGCTACTAATTGTAAGAAAGCTAAATATTGCTCATCAGGTGGAATTGATTGACCTCTTTGTGATATTTTATAGTTTGGAGGTATTAATTCTAATAAATCACCATTACCAAACCACACAGCATTTGGGTCTTTAGAAATAGTAGATACAGCTTCTGAAAACTTCTTTAAATCAAACTCATGAGCGCCTACATGAATATCTGTAAGGCAGTGTACTCTGATAATCTCTTCTGACTTATAAGAAAAAATCTGACCTGGTTCTACTAATAAATTATATTCTTTTACCTCAGTATCTATTGGTATAGAAAAATTAGATTTACATGAATTACACTTATATCTTTGATTGATCTTATCCTTATTAACTCGTTTTCCATCTTTTTTTGTATACATTGACGTACATCGTGGGCAAACCATTATTTATCCTCCAAAGATATTGATGTAATTTGTTTCTGGTCTCTCGTAGCTCCTTCAAGTTCATCTGGAGAGAACCCTTGAAATACTCCAAGCAATCCTACATCTCTTTGTTTTACTGTAGTGCCTGCAGTCCCTACTATCTTACCTAATTCTTTTGTAGACTGAAGTATTATATTATCATCCTCACTATAATCTGCAAGATTTTTTAACTTACTGAGAACATATTGATGGTCAATTCCAAGACTCTTCGCTATATCGAGTACTGATTTTTCTATTTCTTTCATAACTCTCTCCTGTTTTAATAGTATAGTCGCTTTTTTTCTTGCACCACTATTTGACATTTCATTATATGCTTTCTTATATGCGTCTACCGCTCCCATTCCTACTACTATATTTGTTGCAAATTCTCTTTCTTTCCTCGTTACATTCTTTCTTTCCTTAACTCTTCTGCCTGTATTATTTATACTCTTGCTAAATGTATATCTATTTGGATGGGAACTAAAATCTGTATCCATCTTTGTAGTGTATCTATTAATGAAACTACCTACTATTGTCCTAACCCAACCTTTAGCATACGTATAATTCTTCCTATCGTTTGGATGCTTAACTGATTTACTAACCTTTAGTAATTGGACTATTCTACCATCATCACTGAATACCCAATCATCCTCATCAGACTCACGCCAATCCGGTTTAACTACCCTATTTGGATGATGAGCCTTAAACTCATCTATGTCATCGTAGACGTAATGAGCTTTACCCTTTATTGATTTCTTTTCCAAATCTCAAATCTTGTAGTTCTAAAAAAAGATTGTCTATTAATTCATTTACTTCTTTTGGAATCATAAATACTTCACCATTAATTTCTATTGGGTCGCAAGAATGAGACATGTTTCTTAGAACAAACTCCTGTTCTTCCATTGGGAGGGTGTATAATTCTTTTATTGCTTCTGCCATTGTAGAATATAAGACTTTATTTAGTTTATTGTATAGCTAACTTGTACATCGGCATAAACAGAAGCATTGCACATATTAAATTTAGATATAGAAGAAACAGATGTTGAATCTTCATTATAACGAATATCACTACTAATTACTATATCCACAGCTTTAGCTAAAATTTTTTTATTTTCCCCATTATCTGATGTTTGATTTTTACCCATTATAATACTTACCCCTTTATTTATTCCCTCCCTACCACCCATTAATTTAAAGACTT